ATTTAATCTGGGCGTAGTATCAGGAGAGAACAACGTAATTAAACAATTAAAACTAATAATACAAAGAGGTTGGTAATATGATTATCTTTCTGTATGCACTATCAACGTTTTTAATTTGTTACTCCATGTTTGGTTTAACAATTATGCAACCTGTTATTGATGCAAATGTAGGTTATTTTGCGGTTGTACACTTTGTGTGTCTAATGGCATTGCTTGGCGTGGGTTCAAGTGTACTATTAATATTAACTTTAACAACTGACGAAAGGGGCAACCAATGAAAACTAATCTATACTTTAAAGAGATGCTATTGGATATGGGTATTGCATCAACTAGGGTTGATAGTCTGGCGCAAGCTACCGATGATTTACATTCGGCAATAGCCAGATTAGACGACCATAATTACAAGCTATTTATATCTAACTTTTATAAAACTATAACTTTAATAGATACCTTTGGAGAACGTGAGAAAGTTAAAAGATTTTACCACGTGAAGGGCTTACAAAATGAGGAACTATAATATTTACTTGCTAATCTGTACAGAATAATATTATATTAAGTTAACTTTAATTTAATTAACAGGAGAAAATACATGTACGTTTCTAATATGATTAGCCCACACGGGAACGAAGTTCCGAACCAATTCGTAATAACAAACGACAATTCCGATGCATACTTTCAGTCTTACAAAAGCATAATCGCAAGGCGCATTAATGCAACGGATAAGATAGAACTAGACGCTAAGTTCTGGAATTACTCCGCAACAACTTCTAAATATCTTGCTATGTTTCTTGGAGTTCCTAACAAGGAAGTAAAGAAGAAGGTTGCAAGCGGAGAGTATCCATTGGTTGACCTAAACTCTGACCCTTTCCGAGTGGATATCCAGATTGAACCACAACAGGCGGAGAACCTAGAACCACTGTTTAAGATGGCGGGAGCATCTGGTAATCTTTTAAAAACCTACTAACTAACCACAACATAGACCACAAGAGACCCAGTGTTTTAAACCGCTGGGTTTTTCTTTGGGTGGTGGTGGGAAAAGACACGCTTTTATACACTACATAGACCCCCTTCAAGGTTGACAACCAGATAAACCAAAAAATTGTCATTATGTAAACCACGTGCGGACAGGTGTAAATGTTTATGTAGTATTGTTTGTTAATTTATGTTGTCATTGTCTGGTAAACTCTTGGAAATATTGGACATTATTAATGTAATCCCCCCTATAGGGGCACTGGGGGGTACCCGTACATGTGTATGCAACCACAATCAATTTTGTATATTTTTAAACCACCCTACCAGTAATTTTGGGGGCCAACCACCAGTCCAACCAGAGGGCTATTCCTACAGGATATTCCCCAGTAAAACCTGTGCATACTTTAAGTAGAACCAACAGTTAACCTGTAGTTAACATACGGGGTGGTTTACCTTAACGGGAGTACCCTCAGTATACACCGTATTTCAGACTTGTCAAGTAAAAAATAAAAAAACATAATAAAAACACTTTTTCCTTGACAGTTTCTATATACGGTGTATAATGGTAGGTACATGTAATACAAGTACACTCACGCCCCCACAAGAACAAAATATATACACAAGGGGGTCACGGTTTGTGTTACATAATTTTAAGTCCTTGGGGGGTAGCACAATTAATATACTATCTCCGGAGGGGGCATCTATGCTCCGTATCCCCCAAGACAACCCAATCAAAATAAATATATATATAAAAGGATACATACCATGTGGAAATCACCAAGAATAATAGAAGTAGCCGTAGGACTAGAAATTAATTGTTATGCGTGTGCGGAGATCTAGAGGGTGGAATTTAAATTACCCGCCAATATAGATTTAGCCGCCACTATGAAAGCCCTTGAAAAAACAGGCGTTGGTCAAACCCAATTAAGTAAAATGAGTGATTCTGCTGCAAATGCACTGATAAATAACTTTGCTGTCTTTAAAGGAAAAACTGGACCTCGTGGGCCGGGTAACAAAGCCTACGGTGGCAGAGCTAAAAAGAAAAAGATGGCATACGGTGGCAAGGCAATGAAAACGTACGCTATGGGTGGTGGTATAAGAAAGGCAAAAACATATGGCTAAATTTCCAGACCTATCCGGTGACGGTAAAATTACTCAGAAGGATATCCTTATGGGTAAAGGTGTTATTTCTAAAAAGAAAAAGATGATGGGTGGTGGCAAGGTCCACAAGAAGACGTACGCTATGGGTGGCGGAATGAGAAAGGCCAAGACGTACGGATGACTTCAGCACTCTTAGCAGAGAAAAAAAAGGAAGTTACCGAGAAGCAACAAAAGTTTCTCAACTGTCTCTTCGTAAACAAAGGCGACATAGCCCTAGCCTGTGAGGAAGCCGGTTACTCTCCTTCTTCTAGAACATGGTTGGTTAAAAGCCTTGCAGACGAAATCGTAGACATATCTAAACGAGAACTAGCCGTTAATTCGGCGACAGCCGTATCAAGAGTGGTAGAGTCCATGAATGATGACGGACTAAACCCCAGACAAGAACTTAGACTAAAGGCAGCACAAACTCTATTAGACAGAGTAGGGCTGGGCAAAATAGAAAAACAAGAGCACGACATAAAGGCACTGCACGGAATTGTACTTATGCCAAGCAAGTCAGCAATGCCAACGGTGGTTGACAGCGGTGAGGATTAGAAATGCACAAATGGTGGCTAGCTATTTTAGTAGTGGTCTGTATAGGTTTCTGGCAAGAAGAATCTTGGGCACAAACAAATACGGTGACATCCACCAGTAGTACCGTGTCGGGAACTACCACGGTTGACAGAACGGTTGGCACAGCTAACGCCCCATCGTTTGGCAACAATAACCAAGATGTTTGTAGTTATGCAGCGAGTGCAGCGATACAAACTCAAATATTAGGTGTAGCAGGTGGCACATCTATAAGAGACATGAATTGTGAAAGACTAAAACTTAGCCGTGCCTTATATAGAATGGGAATGAAAGTAGGAGCCGTAGCTATGCTCTGCCAAGATGCAAGGGTGTTTAATGCGATGGAAATGGCAGGAACCCCGTGCCCATTTAGAGGAAAAATAGGAATAGAGGCTGCAACAGCATGGGCAGAGAATCCGGAGATGAAACCAGATTATGATAAATGGGTTGAAGAAAATGTTACAGATGTGGACTGGTTACCCACTGAAGAAGAAGCTACTGGTCTTAGCATTGGTGGCAGTTTGTTATTGTTGCTTTTTTTATTGTAGTGTAGCACGGGCAGAACTACTAGAAGAAGGTGAAACAATCGTTGAAGAAGTAGAAACAGAACATTTAGGTGAAGGCCACATTGATACAGTTACTCAAACGATTACAATTATTGAAAACCAAACAACCGGAGACATCCTCCACGCAGATCAGGGTCTTGTGGGCAACACCAAAGAAGGAGACATGGATTCAGACTGGGGAGGAATTGGACCAGCAAAGATGCACAGTACCTGTCCCTCACAAGAAATTGGATCTGGTAAGTGCGCTGAGATTACGGGGTCTACTTTAACTACCTTTGACCAGTATGTAGATATAAGTAACTTTCACATAACACAAGGGGGTGCACTAGATTGGGAACTATCTATGCACTTTTATGACACAGAAGATAGTGCATATTTCCAAACTAAAGGGTATTCCAATAACGTACTACAGTGGGACACCGGAGAAATAAACTTACAGAACAACAACAATGCCACTACGTATACAGGCTCCTATGATTTTGATAACAGTCTTGATAGAGTATTCGTAAGAGTTGGCGGGGTAGATAACACAAACCTTGCTACCGGCCCTTTGTTTGACAATGTATCTTATACAGTAAACTACAATGTCATAACAACAGTTGTAAATACTTGGATTGAAATAGTCCAGCCGATGCAAATGCAAGAGTCTATACAGTTAGAACTAATGGATACATATGAAAGTGCTACTGTAGAAGAACAGCAAGAGATGGAAACAGAAATGCAAAACATGGATACGGTAATGCATTTTGATTTAAAGCCTACAATTTCTATGGGTAGTATGGATGATGTACAGGGTATGCCTGAAACTTTAAGTGTTGGTGTCGTTGAGGGTTTGTTTCAGGATGTGGATATGGGGGAAATGTCCATGCAAGAGGTGATGGTAGAGGTTGAAACTATGGTAGAAGAAATACAGAATATAGGTATGGAAGTAGAAACTGTAGCAGTCAAGATGCAGAACAAGAGTTAGAAGTTGTTATAAACAACGTAGAACCAATGAGTGAACCAGTAGAAGAACCAAAAATAGAGGCACCTGAACCTAAACCAGTAGAAGTTGCACAAGAAGAAGTGAAGGAGACTGTAGAAGTTGCTGATAAACCAATGCAAACAACTCCGGAAGTTAAAGAAGAAGTTAAAGAGGAGAGTAGCTCAGAAGAAGAGACAGCTACTAGCAATACAGTTAAAGTTAAAAAAGTTGTTAAAGAGCAGGACAAACCAAAGGAAGAAAAAGTAGCAAAAGAAGAACCAAAAGAAAAACCTGTAGCTAAGGAAGTTAATGAGGAAAAACCAAAAGAAACAGTGGAGGAAAAGCCAACTAAAGAGCAGGAAAAGAAACAAGAAAAAGCAAATCAAATTATAGCAGGGTTACCAAATAGCTACGACCCTGTATCACAGATTACAACCCTTGCTCTTGTTAATGCCCTTGGTCCAAACATAACAACATACCAAAATGCAGCAACAGTTGTACAGCCAACGTGGTATGTTTCAGAAGATATATATACAGATTCTATTATGCCTGACCCCCTAGGAAGTTACCTTAGTGTACGATCAAATCTACAAATAGAAAAAATGATTGGACAACAGTATGAGTAGTGAGGTAGAATATAAAGGAATTAAAGTTAAAGGCAGTAAGTTACTGCTAATCCTACCTTTACTTGGTACACTTGGAGGAAGTCTTTGGGCTGGTTTTGAAGGGTACGCACGTTGGGTAGCAATGGAGAAAAAGATAGATGGCTACGTTGCTCCTGATCTTACTGGCTTTACTATAAAACTTGATGTGCTAGAAGAAAAATTAACTGGCATAGAAACGGTAGTAGAGACTGAGTTAGACTCGTTAAAAACAAATATAGAAACAGAGATGTCTGCGGTAAAAGAATTAGTTGGTGCAGCACAAGATGATGCAAGAACAATTCGTACAGATTTAAGATCAAGTATACATGAAGCTCACGATCAAATATCTGGTATAGAGAGAAGGTCTAGAATACTTGGACAAGAAGTAAGAGTAGAACTTAGAAATATAGAAAAAGACATGCGAGATCTAATTGACCATGCATCTGACAGATTTGATGGCAAAAGAACTGCAATTGAATCTGATGCAAACCGTAGAGCCGAAGCACTTGATACAAAACTTAAAGAGTTAGAAGAAAGGTTACGTACAATGTTACAAAGAGCTTTAGATAATCCTTTGGCCGGCCAGTAATGGCAGACGAGGATAAAAAGTATTGCAACCGAGAAGATTGTGATTGTGAAAACTGTACATGTTCAGAGGAAAATCCCTGTGCGTGTATGACTGATAAACAAGGAGAAGATAATAATGGTTGAACTAATGAATAGATTTAAAGAGCCTTCATCATATGCAGCACTCAGTGGTGTATTTGCTATGTTAGGTATAATGGTACCAAATGACCTGTGGCAAAGCGTAGTTATGATTTGTTGTGGTGCAGCCGGTGCTGTTGGATTTTTTATACGTGAAAAGAAAGACTAAACTATGAGGTTACAAGCATTAAGGGCACAGTACGTGGCTAATATAGGTTTAGCAAAAG